CCTGTAGAGCCTGTTGCGCCTGTAGAGCCAGTTGCGCCTGTTGCGCCTGTTGCGCCAGTATCTCCTGTAGAGCCTGTTGCGCCTGTAGAGCCAGTATCTCCTGTAGAGCCTGTTGCGCCTGTTGCGCCATCTGCACCACTACCCCCGCCCCCTCCACCTCCTCCAGAACCTGGAACCCCTTGTGGACCTTGGGGGCCAACAATTCGTCCAACATCCTGGAAGTCATTTAATCTTGGCGACCTGCCAGTTACCCCTGTAATTCCAACCCATAAATGGTTGTTAATGATATAGCTAGTTCCAGAATTAAATGGAGTGCGAACATTTGTCAACTCGTTTGTAGAACCTAATGCGCCATTTATGAGTATTGAACCGGGTGTCATATCCCCTATAGTGGTTCCAAGAGGCAATGTAATTGTGTTATTCGCCGAACTAATTGGGACGCCATCTACCCAAATGGTGTTTGCACCAACGTGCAAGTTTTTCCATTGAAACTCGTGAGTTCCCAAATTAAACACATCATTTTCAGTAGGTAAAATATTTCCACTTATAACAACATTTCCATTGGAATCATAAATGTTTGATGTTGGAACGCTAGGAAATAATGGTGTAGACATATCAAGAAGTAATAATATAACAAGATATAAAAAAATAGGGTTATAAACGGTTTGTGTAATGGCAAATGAAATGACAATATAAATATAAGCGTAAAAATATTATAAACAATATATAACAATATATAATGAACTTTGATTTGAACCTGGACAACTACAAAAAGGAAGAATTAGAGGAAATATTCAACTTGCCAACGAATTATAATCAATCCTTGATAAATGTAAATGAGCAACAATTGACTAAAAATATACTCAGCGACAATAGTGTGGATACGTCCATAAAAAATAAAACGATTGCATTTATTGCGGCGGCGAAACGTAAATTAATGAACCTTACCAGCACCGCCGCCACCATTAGCGAAACGTATAAGCACATTTACAATACGGACCATAAATTGGAAAAATCCCAAGTCGCAGAAAGTGGCAGCGCCTTTATTATCAAACCACCTAGCACCCCCTATGCGCAATCCAGCCCCAGCGAGTTTTACCAAGGCACCATCAACCCGTTAAACAAGAGAATACTGCGAAAGTCGTTAAATATTGATACTCGTTTTCGGGAGAATTATTATGGCACCCCCTCTTCCAACTTTCATTTGGACTTGCCAATGCGAATGACGGATGTGGTATCGATGCAATTAACGGCGCTTGAGTTCCCGAGCACTTTTTACAATGTGTCTAGGGTATTTGGAAACAGTCATTTTAGCATCACCATAGAGAATGAAACCATCACCATCGTAGTGCCCGATGGGAATTACACCCCATACGGCTTATGCAGTTATATAAATGGATATTTGACAGATTACACGACCCCATCCGGCAACTTATTTCAATACATTACCTTTGTAACAGATGTGGACAACGGTGGGAACGGTAGCGGGCGTATGATTGCGGGTATCAAATCGCCGAATGAGCCATTCGAGTTTACATTAAACTTTCAAAAGGACAAGAACGGTCTAGATGATAGGAGCACACCACTCCCGTTAAAGCTGGGATGGAGAATGGGCTACCGTTCGGGGTTATACCAGGGGAATACGTCCTATGTAGGGGAGGGAATTATCGATATGGTGGGACCGAGATATATTTATTTAGTGGTGGACGATTTTAACAATAGCGTGAACGATGGTTTTTACGCGGCGTTCACGTCGTCCGTATTAAACAAGAACATATTGGCGCGCATATCTTTAGAAGGCAGCGTGTTTAGTTATTTGTCGCAGAACAATTTGTCTCTGATAACCAATGCGCGCCAGTATTTTGGACCGGTAGATTTGCAAAAGTTACAAATCCAGTTGCTAGATGAATATGGAAGGGTCTTGGATTTGAATAATATGGATTACAGCTTTTGTTTGACGTTGCAGAGCATATACGATTTATAAGTGGGTCCATCGGGTTTGGACCCAGAATAAAATGAATATATAATATAATGTCCTCCCTTTTTGGAAACCGACCCTTTGGCACCTTTTATGAATCCTCGGACGCAAGCGACTATACAAAGCAAAAAAAAATGCAAGCCATGGCGAACCCGAGCCAAAAAACAACCAAGCTGTCCGGCGGGACCAATATAACAAATAAAAAACACGTGAATCCGTCGTGTGATGTATATCCTTTCTCAAAGACGGATTTAATCGTGAACTTATATTCAAAAGAGGATTTAACTGGGGTGAATGTAGTGTGTAATAGTAATGATAATTGCGCCAACGTTGCCACAATAAGCACATCTAGCACGCCTTTTTATAAATATTATAAAATAGACCCGAACTCGGAGATAACAAACTCCGCGTGCAAACAAGCGCCGTATACGAAATATATGGTTCCGGATTTGGAATAATTATGAATAAGTAGAGATGAGCACAATTACACTAAATACGGCACAATGAGACAAGTAATAAAACAATTTGTTGGATAAAATGCCCGAATCTTTTTCTTCCACGAGTTCCGACAAGTTCAATTCCATAATGTTCGGCTTGGTCATTGGCGAAACTGCATATGGATTGCAATGGTTTTTTACAAGTATGGGTCGTAGGCTCTTTTTATGGGTAAAGTTCATAACCGGTTGGGGATATATTGCGTGCGGGTTATTTTCATCTTCTGCCGTGCAAAACCATCCCCATTCGCAGTCCATTTGTTGCATTCGTTGGGAAGCAATGGCTTCTTCAAAATTGGTGAACTCTGAGTAGGAAAGAACCGGTTTGGTGCAATTGTTACTTTGCAAACTGTTAGAATGATTCATGATAAGATTATTTTATAATGGTAAATTAATCTTATACGACGATAATTATTGTATTTTGAGATAGTCTGTATCCAACTATAAAAATCAATTTTGTGTTTTGCGCGTCTTCTTCAACAAAACGCGAGCATTGGAAGCAATACGCCCATATTTGGAGCTTTTGGAACGATATTGCCTAGCGCGAACATAGGCAGCATATATACCTCGAACACTACGCTTGCACGTGTTTTTCTTGCAAATTGGGAAAGACGCATTGGGACCAAGAAAGCATTTCTTCCCGCATTTGCGCAACATGACCGTTTTCTGCGCATCGTTCGGGCCTTCTTTGCTCCAACCGCGCCATGGAATACGTTTTTTTGTTTTCGATACACGCATATATAATTACTAAATATTTAAATCGAACGCAATAAAAAATAATTGGAACACGGACAGCGAAATACGGTAGATTACAAAAATAATAATAACGGAATTAAGATATGGCGGAATTGGTGGAGCTAAATATACAAGACTACGAGACCTTTTTAGTAATGACAAGCCTGGAAAAGGGCACTCCAACTGCGCAAGATAGTCAAACCGCAGGGAAAGATGTTCCCACTACGGTAGGGAATGAGTTAAAAGAAGATGGACGACAACCGAACGGGCGAAAAAAAGTTGGAGACCGGCGAAAGGAACAAGCGAACCGCAATCCGTTGAAACCAGCGCCATTTGAATTAGCAAGTGATGAAGACCCAACGAAACGACCCAACTCTCAAGAGAGTTCAAACTCAGGTAACGCAAACAACCGAGGCTCAAGTGTAAACGGGAGGAACAATGTAAACGGAATGAATACAAACGCAAGGAATACAAACGAAAGAAATATAAACGAGAGGAATTATAAAAACGGGGTTAATAAAAACGTGAGGAATGATAAAAACGCGAGGAATACAACCCCCAAAAAAAAAGTAGTAGACAGCTCGAGTGAATACAGCGACAGCTCTTATTTATCAAACAGCGATAATGACCATAATTACAATAATTACAATAACGAGAAAGACAAAGACCAAAATAGCGAGTTAACTTCGGACCTCAATGCGACCGAGGACGATTTGGTTAATTCGGTGTGTAACCAACACTTGGATGACGGACACGAAGATGAAGATGAAATAAAAAAGGTTCGATTTAAAAAGCTTACCTATAAACACGTGGAGAAACAGGTGGACAAGTATTATTCGGACATTAACCACAAGTATTCCTCCGCATTTGACATTTTGGCGAGCTATTTGAAAGGGCACAAGATAATTTATATGGAGGCGAAATACCACGCCGAGCAACAATTGAACCTATTAATGATGCCCGCAATCTTGCTCTCCACGTCCGCAACGGTATTGTCCGCGTTTGTGGACGTGTATGTATGGGGCGCCATTATGATTGCCTCCGTGAATGGGGTGATTTCGTTTTTACTCGCACTGGTGAACTACTTTAAGCTGGATGCGGCGACAGAGGCGCATAAAATATCGGCGCACCAGTATGACAAACTGCAGAGCACGGTGGAGTTTTCTTCCGGTTCCGTATTGCTATTTCGTAATTTTAATTTAGAGGGGTCGGGAGATACTCCTGCGCCAAGCAATACGGCAGAAGCAAAAACCGCAAAAGAACTGCAAGAGAAAATGCATAAAGAAAGCAATAAACTAATGGAGCAAGATATGTTGACCAAGCTGAGCGATGTGGAAAAAAAGATTGCGGAAATCAAGGAGACCAACCAGTTTATCATTCCGCGCAGTATACGAACGAGATACCCAGTGATTTACAACACGAATATCTTTTCCATTATAAAAAGGATTGACGACCATAGGAAGAAAACCATCACGAACTTGAAAAACGTGAAAAACGGCATTCGGTTTATCAATGCAATCGAAAAAGCGAATAACTATGTGCTGTCAAAGGAGCATAGAGATAAACTCCACAACCTGTTTAACATGAAGCGCGAATTAATTAAAGAGATATTGCTACTAAAATCCGCATTTTCTATTATTGACCAGATGTTCAATCAGGAAATACAAAACGCGGAAATCATACGCAACCGGTGGATGTGGGGAATCCTTTACAAGTTTGATAAACTTCCGGAGCCGATGAAGCTGAACCCGTTTATCGAAAACCTAATGGACCCGTTCAAGTTTGTGGACTATCCAGCCAACATTAAAAAGTCCAAAAGTTCTTCCTTTTTGTCGGGGGTTTTATCCACGTTTACACGCCCTGCACAAAAGCAACCTCCGCCCCAGTCAAGGTCGCAATCGTTCTCCAGCGAAGACTATAAAACGATGGTGATTAGCGAAAAAAACAAACCCGATTTGTGCTATAATATGGTGTAACCCCCCCCCCCCCCCCCCCGAAACAACACCATCAAAACCACCACACCAAATCCAAACCATAAAATATAAAATACAAGAAAATATTTTATATTTTTGCGCTAACGGGGAATCGAACTCCGGACACAACAATGGCAATGTTGTATTTTACCACTAAACTATCAGCGCGCACAATGTTTCCGGGTTGTCGGGTTTGAACCGACGGCCAAATGATGCCTACTAGCGAATCCAACTACAGTCATTTGCTCTACCACTGAGCTAAACCCGGACACAACGAGTAATACTTTGCATTGTTTCCAATGCGATTCTACTATTTATACTATGCGCGATGTCTTTAAATACTTTTTATTAATGGTTAATAAACCATATTAATTATTTATTGCTAAATCGTGGACCACCCAGTCCTTTACATCGTTCGTTTTGGAAAAATATACCAGCAAGCCTTGTGTGATTTCATTGGACTTTAAGCTCATATCATCATTATCATTGTTATGGCTATATGTTACGGCATTATTTTGGCTCGCATTTTTTGGTATGAAATAGGCATAAAAAACTTCTAGTTCATCCCTTACATCTCTATTTTTAAAATAATACAATGTAAAGTTTGAAGGACCTAGAGAATATGGAGATGTTAAGTATTCAAAATCGGTGCGAGAATCTGACCCCATATTACCATAGGCGCCAAATCGGAATGGTTTATTGTCATTTACAGAAATATCAAACTTAAAAATCCCTTGCACACACCACCCGTGTTTTATTGTGAATACGCGCCCAAATGCGTTACACGTTTGGGTTGCAAATACTCCATCTTCCTGGTTTTGTGGGGAAATAAGTGGGAAATAATACTTTCCAGACTCCACATCATACAAATAAAAATATCCCCAACCGTCAAATATATCATCCCCCCAATCGCGCCAATAGCTTGCAGTTAAACGGTCGTTTGTATCCTTATCTCCAGCAACAATATTACTATCTACAAACGGCGCCATTCCTAGAAAAAAGTTTGGATATTCATCTGGGGTAATCTCATCGTCATAATTATCGTTGTCCATATCTTTGCTTCGAGTTATATTATCTCCATAGTCAAACTCTACACTATAACCAATCGTGAGTCCATCCGCAGTAGTTTTGTTCAAAGAAGAAATCAGACCCGATAAAGGTGGTTCTGGCACACGATTTTTCAGATAAATCTCCTTTCTAGTTGTGGAACCAATGGTGCCTAAAATCGCCCGACTGTTTTCAAAATTGTATCTTCCGCCTTGAGGAGTATTTGGGTTTAAACTATGAAACTTGCTAATTGTCATTCCGGCAAGTTTTTTAATTCTGGTGGTTTGACTATAATCCGTCGTTGGCATTTATGTATTATATAGGTATTTTACTTTGACACGGATATCTATGTATTTATTACTTAAAACAATATATTTTACACAACCTTGACGGGTTGAATCAATCGGTTTGAACCCGCACGGTGTCCTTCACAATAGGTTGCGGGAAGTAGTGCACCAAAATCGCTTTCATCAACCCGACGTGCGACCCATCTCTAACATTCAAATGGTGGCATTCTACTAGCTCCATCAATTCTACTGTAGTTCTATTCGAGAGCCACCAAATCGCGGGACCCATTTCACCGGGAATCAACGTAGATTTCACAAACCATTCAAGGGTTTGCGCCAACACGGATGCTTTGTGAACGCTTTGTTGCATTGTATGAATTATAATACAATGCAAATGACAAAGGAGGCAATCAATTTTACATTTTTCAGTATTTATTTGGCTTTCTTTTCTTCCTCTTCCTTCTTTTTTTCTGGCACGCCAAGCAAGAAACGGAAGGCAACCATAATAAAGATATAAGTGATAATAATCACCAAGAGCCACGTAATGAACTGTTTGGAGAAGCTCATATAGTCAATCTTTGTCTTATGGGGTAAGATGTTCGCAAAGTATTTGGCATTCACAGTGACCAAGAGTGTGTATAACAAGGGGATTACAATATCACCTACAAAGGATTGGATAATATCTTTGGTGGCAATCGCAATGCTTACGCCGGCTGCGGTGCCAACAATATTGTTGTCGGCAATGAACTGCGTAAGCTCGCCTTTAAAATTGTTTACATGTTGTATGTTATTCATACTTATGGTATATGGAGAAGAAAAAACTTCTCATTCCCTTCATCCTCCCGAAATCGTGTCCATCATCTGCGTAATCCGCATAATTAGTGAAATAGGTAGAGTTAATTTAGTGTCTTTATATTATGACAAGTCCACATAAAATAAATATAGATAATACTCACCAAAATGAGTTTGATGAGTCCAAAGATTTTAGCAATGTATGCATGTCTGGCTCTACCACTCTTGGTCGGAACGCAGTTGTCTCCTCCGCCACGGATTATGTTTGGTGTTCTTACAAAAACTGCAACACAAGGTATTCCATATACAAGTTCCCAGATTGTAAACCTATGCGCGCGCCAATGAACGAGGAAGAAAAGTTCTGGGCGGTCCTAGAAAGCATTAGCCAGACGAAATTGTTTTGTATGCAACATTCTATACAGCACGCATCCACGATTTGCAAAAATAGCGGAATCCCATTTGATGACTAACTTCTACCGTATATTTTATAGTATAAATATATATGACGAAAACCAGCGCCACAGGAAGAAAATCAAGCAGGAGAATAACACTCACCCCTAAAATGGCGCTTTTAAAATCCGAAAGAGAACTAAAAACGGCATTACAACAGGAGAAAAATACAATGAATAAAGAAGCGGATGAGTTGGCTGAAATGCTTGGAAACAGTATGAAACTCACCGGTATGTCTCCCAAACCCATTCAACCAGAAATCAGGGAACTCTCCGTCCTCTTTGAAAAGACCAAGATTGGTGGCAAAAAAAATAGAAAGACACAGAAGCGTGCAAACAAAAAAAAATCTCGTGCCTCGAGACGATATTGGTAATTCGCCAATATATGAATGAGTTTATTATATGATGATGAAGGGATGCGTTATTATATAATATGACGAAGGGATGATGAAGGGATAATGAATGGATGTGCAATATACATACCTGTTACCTGAAATCCGGATGGCTTTAGAGAAGGAACCCCTCCAACTTCTTCGATATGGTGGGCTCGTGTGTTTCAAAGGACGTCACCTCGGTTCTGCACAACGCACACGTGGGCATTTGTCTAGGCTGAATGGTTTTTAGCGTTTTCGTTACGCATTCCTCGCAAAACCTGTGCGAACAGTTGAGGTGAACCATATGATGTTCCGTCACGTTCTCGTAACAGATAGCACATTCATCCACCTCATAATGGTCCGCATTTTCAGGTATCGGCTTGCAAGTCATCTGAATCGGAAACTTACGGTCGCCCCCCTCGGGATTACGATTGCCCACAAAGCAGGCGAGAAGACGCAGATAAGACCGTAATTGGGCGATGGTCATCATGTCTATCCGACGGCTAATTGTAACGTAACTGAAATGCGCAGGTAATACCGCCTGATACATCGCAATGGAGAGCCGTAACTGCTCACTTTCAAGACGTATTTCATTACGTCTATTTATAAACTCTCTTTGTCTATCTAGACAAAACCTCCATTCTGGAAATCGGTGGTCCTCAAAATAGACGTCCATAATTTTTGCAATCAAGACCAGTTTGGTGTGTTTCGCCAGCCGTATATTGTGATTGACCGCAAGCAACTTTAGGGCGCTTACAGTGAGCGTCTTCAAGTATTGATAGACGTAATGAGCTCGGTCGGCAAAGCGGTGCTGACTTGCCTCATACTCGTCATGGAGTTTGCCCTGGAACGTTTCCCATAAATTAATCGCAAACGGGTGGTCACAAGCAGTGATTTTATGGCCTCGTGTTCCACAGTATGCGCATTTGGTTTGGGTAGACATTTTTTAAGTGTTCGGTTGTTTCGTGTTCGTTATGTTCGTTATGTTCGTTATGTTTGTTATTCCAATGAGTTGGATTCGCTTTATAAGTATTAATTTCACTCTGTATTGGCTATAAGTTTTCAATTTTTTATTTTTATGACTCATAAACGAGTATACAATATATGTTGATATGAATTGCGCATAAATGTATACGAATACAAGACAAAAAAATACAAATATATGTGATATATTATTTATGAGTGAAAAAAATACAAAATTGAAAAACTTTTTTAAAAACATTGCCATATAAAACCCCAAAGTAACCGTTATCAAACGAATTATACGAATGAACTCCCTACGAATGAACGAAAATCGGAAAAGAAACAACGAATCCGCAGAGGATTTTATGAGACTACTGGAGACACCCATACAGGAGCCGTCTATCTGCATCCCAAGGGTGACCCCAGAAATAACCGAGGAAAAAATACGAGATGTAATAAGTGGACTGCACCTGGGCATAATTGATACCGTGGAGCTGGTCAAATGCAAAAACGAAAAAGAAAACTGTTACCGCGCATTCATTCACTTTAAAGAGTGGGATTGGAGCGAAGACTCTACCTATGTGCGAAAAATGTTGCTAAGAGGCGAGGATGTATTTGTAAGGTATGAGCAGTTTAAGAATTGGAAGATGAAAATGAGCCGTTCCTCCAAATGGGACCACGTCGCATCCGACCACCGACCTTATATCCAGAACAAAGCGCGAATACAAAGAACGCCACTGAATTGCGCGAAAAATAAAGTCAACCAGATGGAGCCATTGGAAGAAGGCGAAGAAGTATACGTTCGCTAGAACAACGAACCCGCAGGTAAAACAGGTAATAAATACATAAATATACATATCGCATCCCATAAGGGTGGTGTGTTCCCGTTGTTTTTTTTCTTCCTACCACTAGAATATAATGACTTTTATTGTGGAACAAACGAATGGAAAATGTATGATAAAATACAAGTTGGAGGACTATTATAACACGAGCATTAAGCTGTTTCTGCAGAGCATTGCATCCAGTGGCTTAATAGAGAATTGCTCGCTGGTAGCCACCAAAAATGAAACCTATTATTGCTTTTCGTTTCAAGCCACCACCTTTTGCACTCTACGGGATTGGTTGTTTTCTTCCATTGAGCCCGTTCCGAGTCCAAGTGAAAAGAGCGTCCCTATAAAACACGTTCGCACCAAGTATGATTCTTCAAGCGAGGAAGATGACGAGGACAATGACGATATTATGGAAGAAGGGTCCACCACCAGCTCCATCACAGAGGAGGAATCAGAAGCATCCTACGGAAAAATGAATACAATGAGCTACAAAGAGGCTATCCTAATGATACACAGTTTATCTTCCCAACTCAATGAGCTACGAAGAAATAGGTTAAGCTTTTACTTGGTGGATTTAGATAATGTGTTTGTTATCAATGGAAACGTTTTTTTGATGATGGACCCAGAGTTTGTGCTCCCGATTAATTCATCGGGTTTGCTCACGTTTCTCAAGTCGTTTGACGAGAGGCGACAGTTTTATTGCCCAGAAATGGCAAGGTGCAATGTGTTGCCCTTTCAATGTCACTGCAATAGCGTGTATTATTCTTTTGCCACTCTGGTGTTATATTGTTTGTTTGAACAACGATTGCCTTGCCCAGAGGAGACCACCTTGGCACGATGGAGAGTGAATCGGGAGGAGTTATTGTCCAAGCTGTATGGCACTAAATTATACTGGTTTTTGTTGAGATGTTTGGAAGAAAACGGCACAAGAAGGCAACTATTATATATTTAGTTGCATTGCAGTAGAAATAATAATCCACAGATAAATAAATTATGAGTGTATAATATATGTCTCTTGCCACGTTTAAAAAAAAATCGTTACTATCGCAACACAAAACGAAAATATCGGGAACACCCCCAGGGGGGATTTGGGTAACCCAGGGTCCCTTTGGACCCTCCAGCATGTTTACCTCTGCTCAAGTGAATTATGGTCCGTCCGGCTTTTCTATCAATGGAGGAAGACGTAGTGCAGGATATATTGGTCAGTCTATGGCGATGAGCAAGAACGGAACCCCTTATAAGGGGGCTTACCCGCGAGGGCACGGGAAACCCTATGTCTTGACACCACAAACCCAACCGGTAATGAATGCACAGCGCGCGGAAATATTAGGAGACCAATACAAATATATTAAGCCTTCTGTGTTGTCGAATTGGGGAATGCTCCGAAAGAAATATCGGTGGGCGTATAACGGAACGTATCCGAACGTGATTGTGCAGTCTAACTATGGTAACTCCAATTTGGCCGACAACACAAGCCAAGGGGTCTATTTGCAGAAGAAAAGCGCCGCCAATGTGTGCGTCGTGGAAACCAATCATCCAGAGTTGTATGAAGGGAATGTCAAGACGTGCACAACCGTAGAAGGAAAATGCATTCAGAACCATTCGGGATACACCAAGAATGTGCACAATGTGCAAACAAGTGGGCAATATACATTGCAAGTGCAACGTTGCGTGGCGAATCCTCCCGATAACCTAAAGCCGTATCCTCCTCCTGTGAATACGGGCAAGCGTGGGTGCGCGACACGATAAACACAAACATACACACGAATACAAACAATACACAAAAAATAAAATAATATAAATACTTGACACGATATAATTATATATGATGTCAAGCTTTACTGAAAAATCCGTGTTTCTTTCCGCAATGGGTTCCGATAATTCAAGCCACGTGCAAGAAATGTGTTGTTTGGGAGAGGCCAGCAAGGAGCACGCGACAATGCACCGCAGGTTCCCCCAGTATATGGAGCTAAAAATGTTTGTGGATGGTTCCAATGAGCTATATAACCACTACGAAAAAGCAGCGACTGCCCATAACGAGCGAATTATGAACGACAAATATGTGGATGCCGGGTTTGATTTGTATGCTCCTCAAGAGCTGTTGTGCACAACTGGAAAAGTGAATAAGATAGATTTTAGGGTGAAATGCAGCGCCAACATCATCTCTAATTTTGGGTCTGGATGCAAGGAAACCCCTACCGGCTATTATATGTATGCGAGGTCCAGCATTTACAAGACCCGATTGCGGTTGGCGAATAGTGTAGGTATTATTGATTCTGGCTATAGAGGTAACATTATGGCGATGATGGACTGTATGCATGGTTTGGAGGACTACACGGTGGAACGTTTTGACCGGCTAACGCAAATCTGCGGGCCAGGGTTGATGCCAGTGGTGGTAAAGCTGGTAGATAATACAGATGAGTTGGGAAGCTCTTCAAGAGGGGAAGGTGGGTTTGGGTCTTCGGGAAGATGAACAACACGAAAATTACAAGATGACAATTACAATACTAAAAATATAGGAATAATATATGAAATCGTGGTTAAACGAAATGAATAAAGAGAGATATTTACATTTGCTAATGGGGATTATGGTAGTGTTATTGGCACTGTGGGGTATATTATATGTAGTGCCCAGCGTGTTTGCCACCTTGTTCTACACGCTTTTAGGAAATCTAATATTGTTGGTGGGGGTCATTATGGTTGGAATGGTTCACCCGTATATGGCGCTGGTCGCGGGCGTCGCATTGATTATGTTGTATAAGTTTTCGCAAGGTCCATTTTTGCCGCGTAGCGTAAAAGAAGGGCTTGAAAATGCAAAGGAATCCAGATGGACCCAAGAAACCGTGGACGCGTTTATCAAGTATCAGAAGGTTGCGAACCCCAAGTTAACCATTAATATGGATTTAGTCCAAAGCCAAGCGACCGAGGAGGAGGCCAAGACGCTCATAGCAACTGGGTATTGGCCGTGGTCCAAAGCAACCAAAGATATGTATATTGACGAGATTGCGCGCAACGAAACGATAAAAAGGCAGCCCGATGAAGCATTGGCGCAGGCGATGAAGGTGTATAACGAGAATGCCGCAAAAATGTTGTTGTCGTGGAACACCAAGGAGGGCAAGTTTTTGCTGAATGGCACAGATTTAGGAGAGTCGCAATATGACCCGTTGTTTGCAGTGGATAAAAACCACGATTTTATTAAATGCACCAAAGGGGAGAATGAGCCCACGTCTCATATGGAAAGGACCACGTATTTAGGGACGGACAGTTTGAGCGGATTTTTCAAAACAAAAACAGACCAAATTGCCAACAAGGATTTGCCAAAGGTAATCCCCGGGTTTGGATTTATACGAGGCGAGTGCAACCCGTGCGGACCTTTGAACAGCACCCCGAATTATTCGTGCGCGTTTAGTTTGCACACCAAAGACAACAACACGGTGAGCCCCATTTGGCAAACGCTTTGGAAGCTGTAAATAATCATACCCATAACCAAAACATAACTTTCATTTTATAAACATAAAATGAAAATGAAAACGCTCCGAGCAGGGTTTGAACCTGCGACCTTGCGGTTAACAGCCGCACGCTCTACCAACTGAGCTATCGAAGCAAACATATTGCACAAATAAATATATCGATTTTAGCGAGTGAAGGTTTCGATCCTCCGACCTTTGGGTTATGGGCCCAACACGCTGCCTCTGCGCCAACTCGCTGCAATTTTTGAAAATAATATAACGTTTTGCAACAAGGTTGCGTTTGAATGGCCATAATAAATATATAAAGAAATGCCTGCAAATACGCAGGCAAATAGGTCCTACCGGGATTCGAACCCAGGTTGTCAGATTCAAAGTCTGAAGTGCTAACCACTACACCATAAGACCACAAAAAGTTTACTTACCTTACATCATTCTCCTTATATCCGGCGTCCTTGTCTTTGTCTTTGTCTTTGTCTTCGTCTCCGTAATGGCTCCAAAACCTACAAAAAAGTGTTAGTAAAATATCAGGGTAAGTATGAGGATGCAAAAAATAGGCATACCTGAAAAAATGTAAAAAGGCACGCAAGCGTGCAAGTGGCAAAAAATACAAGCTCCGAACCCAATAATTGGGTAATCCATTTAATATTGCTACGAATATTTCGGCATATATTGTGTAAATGTGTTTAATTATACATTGCTGTATGGAGCTTTGAGCGCAGGGTGGCCTGCGCCATATTATATGTGTTGGTTGTCTTTAAATACTTTTTTCACGCATTCTGTTTATATTATTCAATTGAATCATAAAATTGATTTTTATGGCATATTAAAATATCTAGTATATTTCAAAATGGACACGCAAACAACACAAACGATACCAACCACAAACACTACAACCACACTCGTAGAGGTGGAGGTGCCAAGCGCGAACCCGCCAAAAAAAGTTATGACAGAAGACTTAGGGAAAATATTTGAAATGGCTGTATGTTTATTATACGAGACGAAATACGATGGGAACTATAAATATAGTATGGAGGAGGCACACGCGATTCAAGAGAGAATACATAAATTAAAAGAGGTGTTCCCATATAAAATCCAACACATTGCAAAAAATGGCAATCAATACGATTTTGTTTGCGTAGGGCGCGAGCCACTATATTTAAGCGCGAAAACCACCAAAAAAGACGGGAAAGTATGCCCGCAAGTGATAGGACAGCCAACGAAAAAAAAGTTTTGCGAGTTCTTTTGCGTAGACCCACTGTATAATTTGGACCAAATAAAAGAGTATATTGCATCCAACATAACCTCCTTATTAGAAATATACACCTTACACACGTTTGATTGCCCTGTCGTATATTACAATAAACATAAAAACACGCTACGATTTATCAAATTAAAACAGAAGATGGATTGGTCCGCACACAATGTTACGTTTAGCCACATAATCAAAAATAAAAAATGGAACGAAAGTTCCTGCATTATGATTGGGAATAAAACAATTGGAGAGTTTCAAATACATACCCATCGGGATTGTATCAAGTTTCGTTGGTCGTTTGAAAAGCTGTTAGACCTGTTTACAGACCATTTTGACATCACCGTGTTATAATGTTATAATGTTATAATGTCATTATTTTGTCATAATATTCTTTTGATATCTCGCAGCCTTTAAAACTGCGCCCGGTATTTTTACACGCAATGGCAGTCGTTCCCGAACCCAAAAATGTATCCAATACCGTGTCCTGCTCATTAGAATGCTTTTTAATTAATGTTTCAAACAGCGACAAACTTTTTTGCGTTGGATGGAATCTATTTTTGCCGCCTTGCAACGGAAACATATATATTCCATTGTCATATGAACTATGAAAGGTTGGGTTCCCATCTTTCACGCCAAGTAGCGCAATCTCTCGGCAGTTCGTTAAATAGTTTACTTTGCTATTTCTTGGCTGCGGGTTCGTCTTTATCCATTCAATAAAACGGATTTGTTTGAACTTGTGCTTTTCCATTATCCTTTTTAAGTCTGTTATTTTCCATAAATCAAAGAACATAATAAGCGTTCCTCCTTTTTTTAGTTTGTTATAGTATTCGCATATAAACGTCTCCAGGGTTTCCATCGTAAACTCGCTGTCCCAATCTCCGTAATCCGTTTTTACGCAATATTTCTTCCCGTATATAGACCCGTATTTAATGTATTTCTCTTTATTTGTATCGTCCTCTATATTATTTTGCGCTTTGTAGTCTTCCCAATCCTCATCCGTTTTAACCTGCGTAATGTCATTCTCCTCGTTAAACTTTACATTGTTATAGTGCTCATTCATTCCACTTTCTTTTGAAATAATGTAGGGCGGGTCTGTTAATATTAAATCAATACTATTGCTGGGTATTGTCTTCAAATACTCCAACCCGCACATATTTTGAATGTCTATGCAGGGTTGTGTCACCTTAACCACACCAGTAGGCATATCATTCGTCATATTTATTTTGACATTTTCCGCATCCGATGTGTCTACATCCACCGTGGTGTTCTGTGCTGCGTGTTGTTCAATCGCAATCAGTAATTCCTTTTTATTTTTTGATTTACACTTGGGGAGTCCAAGCTCTTCGCACTTGGATAAAAGCTCCGTTTTTGAAAGTTTGGTTAAATCCATTGTATTCCTTGTTATATGTATTACAAACATTTGTCATTATATTATTTCAATTTTATAGTATATACCCCCAGTTCATTCTAGTTACGCATTACACGCATCAAAAAAGGATTGAAATTATAATTTACCTCTAGTCCTAGGTGGAATAACCATTGCGCGTATATAGAGGGAGGATACATATATAGGTATAATATTTGGTAGCATCCACGTGTGTGTAACAAAAAAATAAGTCACTAATTAATTTATTTACAACTATTTCACAATTTCACTACTTATCTAACTACATAACTAACTATCTAACTATATCACTATCTAATTCACTATCTAAATCATCTATATGATGTCCAAGTGCGCGCAAACGTAGTCGGACGCGTCTTTCAATCTCAAACTCTTTTTTCTCTTCTTCTTGTTGAATATCTCTCTCAAGGGTCTCTAACTCGTAAGGTCGGAATCCATCTACAATCACTCGTATCCCGCCAAGGATTGCGTTCCTAGACACATCGCACTCCCGGTTGTTTCGGTATTCCCGATGTGAAGTGGATAACAACGCGCGAACCAGCATTTCTGACGTGACGCCTCGTTGTAACAAACGATGCGCTACGAAACTCCAAGGGGGGATATTCGCGTCGTTTATTTGTTCACTGTCTTCATTGTATTCGTCATCTATTTCGATATCCTCTTCATCGTCCAGCTCCTCCCCTTCGGCGCGCTGGAAGAGCCAGCGGAAGCCTCTTAGCGAATAATCGTCCAATAAATCGAACTCGTAGTCCTCGTCTTCATCCTCGTAGTCCTCGTCATCCTCCTCGTAATCTTCGTCGTCGCTATCTTCTGGAACCTCGGCCATTTCTGCGCGGCAATAAGGGCATCCGAAGCCATTGTGCGCCACATTTTTCATTAAGCAGCTTGCATGAAAGCAATGTCCGCACTCGGTAGTAACCGAGTTCTTGGCAGGGTCAACGCAATCTAAGCAAATAGAGCATTCCATTTTGTTTTCTGTAAATCAAATGAATAAACGCAGGGTAAGTGTAATAGGTGTTTGTTGGGGATTGATATTTAATATCAATAATGCATAATTTTATTATTAAGTTTGAGTTAATAAAAGTTTTCAATTTTATTATATTATGACTTATTTATAAGTTTACCATTTTTATACAACAAACAGGATATAAATAGAAGTTGCGTTACATATACATTTATAAGATGAATATTGCATTTTGGGATAATCAATTATGCGAGAGAGGGACTACGGTGAGCCTCTATGATTACGCATACTATAACCAGATGATATTAGGGAACAAATCGTTCATATTTTATGATAAAAATAGAGATAGTTCCGCGGAAATAATCGTCAAGTTTAAAAACCAATTTGTTGTTCACGAAACAGACGACTTCAAAGAGGTTGATCATTATTTATTGCAATATAAGATTACTCATATTTACATAATAAAGGGTGGATGGTTGGATTCGCGAATTAGCAAGGTAGCGAAAAATTGTATCCATTGTGTATTTCATTGCGACCAACCTCACGGGCAGATTTATTCCTCTATTTCTCCTGTGTTGAAGGGCTATAATAGTCGAATACCTGTTGTCCCTCATATGGTAAACCTCCCAAAAACTACGTTAGATATGAGAGATGAATTACGCATACCGAAAAATGCGGTCGTTTTTGGGGGCTATGGTGGGAAAGATAGCTTTAATATTCAGTTTGTTCACGAGACCGTCTATATTGTTGCTGCTCATAATCCAAATATATACTTTTTGTTTGCAAACTTTCATAAGTTTTGCCCGGATTTACCCAATATAATACACGTGCCGATGATTACAAACTTAGAACAGAAGGTAAAGTTTATTAACACTACGGACGCAATGCTGTGGGCAAGGTCCGATGGCGAATCTTTTGGGATTGCGATTGCCGAGTTTTCCACGTTAAATAAACCAATTGTATGTATGAAAATTGGGTTTTTGAATCACGCGCGTATATTGGGGGACAACGCATTTTGGTATAATGATGTGGTATCGTTGTTTAATATACTAACGAACTTTAATCCAGAGAAAGAAAAACACAAAGACTGGAATGCGTATACAGATTTTACACCAGAAAAAGTAATGCAAATATTTAAGAAAGTATATCTCGTTTGAGCTCACTTGTAAAATACAAGAGGCGGTGCATATAAATATAAAGAACTCTACACAATAAATAGAATGAACCCAGAAATCACCTGCAAAAAAACAATCGCAATGTTTGAGACATATTGCACAACCATTCGCCCCCCATTTGGACCGCACGATAAAGATAAGATAGATTTTATGAATGGGGAAGATACTACGAGAACTCATCATTGTGCCCAACTATTGCAGATTATAATGGGTAACTGTATTGGTATAGTAGATTACCATAGTTCTAATAAAAAATGAGGTTGGATACTATAGTATATAGTATATAGTATATAGTATATAGTATAGTATATAGTATATAGTATATAGTATATAGTATATAGTATATAGTATATAGTATATAGTATATAGTATATAGTATAAAGTATGTCATATAATATACGTTAACGAGTAGTTTGATTTATGAGTATAAAAGTAAAAAATTGAAAACTTATTTGCAATACAAAGTGCACATAAGATTATATAAAAGCGCTAAAGCGAACTCCCTAAAACGCCCTTACAAACCGACACTGAAACCAACACCTTATTGAAAAATGAGCTCTAACAAAATGAACGTAGTTTCCAATGTGGACTCTATCCGCATTGCTCCGGCAATCGGAATGGCCAATGAAAATGCCAAAAAAATCACTCACGTATACATCCCTCGCATTGCAGAGCATTATACGGAGGACCAAGTAAGATATATGTTTGCCTATGCAGGTCTAGCCGAAGTGGAATATGTTGACTTTGTCAAGCTGAAACCACTTGCGTTACCCAAGGCAATTCCCGGAGAAGAGGAACAAACCAAAGAAAAAGAGAAGGAGGTGCCCAAGTTCTCTGCATTCGTTTCCATTAAGAAATGGCTAACGAATAAAGCGGTGGATGAGATTGCTGCGAAAGGCTCGCACAAGTTCTACGTATCCTCTACCAGCAAAGAGTTCTGGATGCTGTTGCCAAACAACGCCCCTCTTGCCAGAACCAAGGTCAATGTGCACCAGCTCGCTTCGTATACCGATGAGTTGTATACAAAGCTAGACAACGTGAACGACGACTTGAAACAGCACCAGTATATGCTTTACGAGCAGATGATGCGTGTGGAAAAGCAAAATGAAATCATCGAACAGCAAACGATACAGATTAAGCAGTTGTTTAACCTGTGCAGTTTCCAGAACGGACAGATTACTGAGCTTCACAATACCATTCGTGCAATGCTGTCGTTCTCGCCATTAGACCAAGAAGATGTGGACACCAGTTTGGAGCCCATCACGCTAGCCGATTTGGATGCGCGTAAACCCGAATCCAAAAAGCGAACCATTATTGATTTAACCGATACAGACGATGAAGAAGACGAGCCAGAACAACCCGTAATCGTGGATATCAAGCCTGAAAATGACGAAGAAGCCGATTTACTACAGAAACTAAGTATTCTACCAACAATTATGCGTAGCGTGGCGAAAGACTATGAATACTGCATAGAAAGCCAGATGCTTGAGCCAGTTGGTCCGAACCAAGAAGAGGACGACGTGTTGGAACCACTCATTGCGGACAAGTCGTATATGTCTTATGGGTTGATGCGCCACGCAGGACAAGGATATGAGTATAGCCTGCCAATCAACTGTCCAGTCATACCAAGCGATTGCCCAGTAGTTAGGACTCCGGATTTTGACCTGATTGCGGACTCGTCGTATGAAGAGGATGACAACCGAACATATGCACCAGTAAAACAATACGTAAAACAAGTGATTCCAGAGAAGGATATGAAAGAAGTATCACGCAGACTGTTCAGCGACGGAATCTGCAACAATTAAACGCGTCGCCCAAGCATCCAGAAATCATAATAATAGGTAAACAGGTAACACAGGTATAATAATACATACTATTTAGGATAACATATTACTATTCACACTAACATTTATATAAAGGTGCTCCCTAAGGGGAGCATTTTTTATTTTCAGGAGGGCGTTCCACTTTTAATGGCCGTTCCTACATTAGGTTATTTCTTTTTTTCCGGCTCTTTGGGTTGGACGGCGGCGAAGCGTATGTGAAGGGGATAAAAAATATCATTTGCATACTCCATAAACGGAGAGACTTCAAACAGTTCTTCCACCGTGATTTTCTCTAGCAAATGTCTATGTTTATACGCCCAACGCAACTGTTCTTTGTTTTGGAACACCTCGCGCACGTATCGTGTATTGCAAAAGTCTGAATATACGCACACCAAACGTGTGGCTGCGTCTTGGGTGAATTGTGGCTCATAACTCTTTGTCATACTAAAACAACCGAAAAAATAAAAGTTTCATCGTATATGTATATAGTATGACGTTTCTTCGTAATTATAATGGAGCGATGCAAATATTGTCTGAAATTGGCACGGGGAGTTGTAAAGGGAGCTGCAAGTCCGTGTGGACGCGTAATATAAAATATGCGTTAAAAACAAAAACAAATCCTTTAGGGCTAACTACGTCGCAGCGCAAAAGCCTGACTGAAAAGCTGAAACGCGTGTCGAGTAAAGATGCAATCAATCAACATAGTAAAACGCTAAAGAAATATAAAAATAGAAACTCCCCGCCATATCCCGCAAATGAAAATTGCAATAAACAGATGCGAGGAAATGATGGGAAAATGTATCGGTCTACGCCCAATAAGAGGAACATTTGCTCTTGGAAAAAAATATAACCGTTCCAGACTTTATAAAGGAAACCAGGAAAAAAGAAAAAATAAAAACAGTATAAAAAAGAAATCCCAACCAAATATAGATATAGTATGCGTTTTTCTTTTGTCGTCGGTTCTATTTTTTCTTCGCTTGCGCTTCTGACCACCTTGCTCCCTGGGTTCTACGCGGATACCGAGTGCCCCACCGTTTCTTCCTTTGGAGACAGAAGAAAAGATAAAAACTCGTTACGCCTCGTCCAATACAACGCGGAGTGGCTCTTTATTGACTACTATAGTTCCGCCAATTGCCCTGGGTCGGGATGCCCGTGGCACAATGATAGCGCCGCCCAAACCCATATGAACTACGTTACCAGCATTATACAAGATTTAGAACCCGATATTGTCAATATTTGCGAGATTGAAGGGTGCGATGAATTAAACGTGGCGATTAAACAGCTGGATGCGTCGTATTTGCCGTATTTAAAACAGGGAACGGATACAAGCACGGGACAAAATGTGGGCATTCTTACCCGTATTGACCCCCTAGTGAACCTATACCGGACCGAAGAGAAAGTCGCATATCCGCTTCCCAACGCGCACTGCGGGTCTACTTCGGCTTCGGGCACCACAGGCGTCTCCAAGCACTACATTACCGAATACAAATGGGGCACTATGAAGGTCGCCTTTATTGGCGCGCACTTGCTGGCATACCCAACCGACCCCGCAAGGTGCGTGCAACGAGAAGGGCAAGCCCAAGTGTTGCAACACGTGATTAGCAGTTATGTTCAAAAGGGGTATGAAGTGATTGTATCGGGGGATATGAACGATTTTGATGCGAACGTATTAGACATTAACAGCAACCAACCCGTTTCCCGAGTATTAAATATTTTGAAAGGACTGGATGGAGACCAAAAGGGGAAATATGAATTGACAAACATTGCGTCCAGAGTGGTTCAAAATGAGCGGTTTAGCGATTGGTGGGATTCCGACAGCAACTGCAACACGCAATCGCAAGCGGATTACTCAATGATAGACCACATATTGATGACCCCACTGCTGAGCAGTTATGTGGTGAATGCGTTTTTTTATCACGGATACAAGGAATACTGCGGGAAATGGAACTCGGACCATTACCCAGTGGTGGTTGATTTTGTATTTTAATTCGTATACTCGACGGAATAATTTATTTTATTTTATTTCATAATTTCATTCGTCTCTATTAAAATGCAATAAAGTTGGAAAGGCGCTCACGATACAGAGGAGGTAAGTAGTCGTTTTGGGATACAGGGATTTTACTAATGGGTAAATCTCGGTCATATAAGTCTGCGCATTTTTTGATGCGACCATTGATTTTTTCTGGATTTGTGTATTCGTCTACATTTAATTCTTGGTGGGAAAAATGCTCGATTTTGTTTTTTATAAACTGGGCGTCCCCAAAATAGGACAAATGCCAACCTCCTTTGGGGATTATTTTATAATCGTGCTTTAACCTAAGTTGGTCACACGTAATATTCGCGCACGCATATGTCTTGTATGCTTTGTAAGTCAATATTTTTGCTTTTAACCATTTCACCTCGTGACGGGTGTTTAGGTTATAGTAATACATATACATATCTAATATGTTTACAGTGACCCGGATGTTCTTATTTTTTACTTTTCGTAGTGTTTGGGGGTCGGGGATTTCGTCTAAGTCCGTTATTAATATAATATCCTCGTCTTGCAATCCGTTCTCTAGTTTAGAGGATAAAAACTTTAATCCCGTGTCAATATGATTTCGTTGTTGTCGCTCATTAAGCCATTGATGACCCAATAATACATCGATGTTTGGATACTTAAAAGGCATATCATCTGTCGTGACCACAATAATTTTATCGCGGTATTTTTCATACAACTGCGCATTTTCCGCAAAGTATAGTGATTTTTCTTTTCCATCAAATGTGTGGGTAGACTCTATAATGACAAAATAATCGACTACCTCATTTAATATTTCCAACCGGTATAGTAACATTTCAAGCTCGTTGTAAAAAATAAAACAGTCCACGATTTTCATTTATAAGATATACCATTCTTATAAATAAAACGGCATTTTATAACGTAATTACATTAAACTTAACCCGTAACATTCTTGTCATTACATAAGCTAATATTGCTAAATTAATTAGTGCTGGAATCGGAATATTGGCAATACCCATTAGGATAAGGTCTACGAATGGGAATGTTCCGGATGTCCCTTGAGGCATATATTATATTGGTATTCTATTTGGTCGTAATCGTAACATAAGGATGAAATGGTGACCAATAGAGCTGATTAGGTGCAAAAGAGAGTGATAATAGGATGATAGATTCGTTTGTGGGTGAAAACAATAATCGTTGTTTTTAAATCCATAATAGTATAAATACAGGACTGCGCCAAAGGTGGACGCAATAAAACAAGTTATACACGCATTGCATAAGGTTCGGTCGCTCTCCATTCGCATATTATAAAAAAGATATCCGCCACAAGCCACTACGCAATATACGGCGATTTTGTCTATTATGTATACGGCATTGCATTCCCACAGGCGAGAATGGTAAATCACGGAGGTAATGGTTAATGCGCAAAAAAGCGCAGAATAGAAGTAATAATGGCGAACATATGCGTGCAATGCATTGGTAATAAATGCCAAACTAGAGAGGTGGCAATAGCCCTTCCCCCCCTCCTCTCATTATATTCTCCTCTCCTTCTCCCTTGAAGCAAGGCGACCCACTCTCTAAATGCAATGCATTGGTTGTGATTGGTTCAACCTCACCATCCGGATTCATTTATTTATGATTAGTAAAAATTATAAATAATGATACACGCAATACACGCAACACGTGCAAAACCCATTAAAAAAGAAATGCAAAACTAAAAAATTGAAAAAGTATTTCAATCGTGAGTGATTCATAAAATTATAAAATAGTGACCAACACGAATTAACGCAAGAAAGAACAATGACGACCCAAATGATGAATAACGACCTCTCTATTCACGTCAATGATGACAATATAGAATTGAATGCCGCAATTCATCCGATTCGGAATGAAGAGGAGAAAGAGGATACCTATACTATCCAAAAACTAGCGCTGTGGGCATTTTGCGCGTATAATATTTCTATACTGATTGTAGAACTCAATAACACGCCGTCTATCTCCTTTTCGCATTTTGCGAAAAAAATGGTTGAATATAACCCGAGTTATATACAACTACAGGTAATATGCATTGTCACCCTGTTGTGCTTGTGTGGTTTGTTTGGGGCGTTGCACCTCGCCATCCACCTTCAAGAAAAATATGCCGACCTCATTTCAGAAAAAAACAAAGAAATCCAACGATTGAACGAGCTCATCGCGGAGATGAGTAAAAAAAGTGTGCACATCACACACAAGCCAGTTGTGAACAGTATGGATACTTCAAACAAACATTTCACAACTATCTGGAAAAAAATGGATTAAATAGATGAATGTGCACGATTCGTGCAACACAAAAACAAAAAATAAAAATAAAAAATAAAAAATAAAATAAAAAAATGCCCTTTCGGGTTATTTTTTTTGCAATGTATGTATGTATGTATATAATAAATGGTGATATTGATTACCTGTTACTTACCAAGCGCACTCGCATAATGTCTGGGTCTTCACTTCTTCCTCCGCGTCTTCTTCGTCTTCGTCTTCTTCATCGCTTGAGTCCGCATCTAACCATCGACTTTTTTGCACGGTTTTCGCAAGGGTGATTTTTTGTTGGATGGCGTCTGGTATCACATATTCCACGGTAGGCATCAGGACTGGAATGTAAACCGATGCTGGAATGGTAACTGGGCTTGTCTTGGTCTTTTCACTGATTAATGCAGAGGCATAGCTGATGGTCGTGGTGTTTGGGCGGAGGTGGGTCGTCTTGGTCATAGAGAGCGCAGGGAAGGATTCGGGCTCTTCTTCCTCCTCTTCGCTGTCGCTATCTTGATACAGCGCGGAAAACCCATTGGTATCCGTAACGTGCGCGGGTTGGACGACGCGTTTTGGCGTAGTCGTAGGGGGCACATAGGCGGCGATTTTATTTTTTTCTGCAAGAGACTTGCAGTATTTTACCGTGTGCCCAACCTCTTTGCAATATTTGCACGACTGAGAGGCAAGTGTGGGGCACGTGTTTTTGCCCGAGGCGTCTTTCACATTGTGACTGGCAATCACGTCGGCGGGCTTTTTTGCATCGGCACACACTTTGCAATACTTTGCAGTGCGCTTGGCGGAGGCATTGGTTTTTACGGTGTTCTTGTTAGAAGTGTTCATTTTACGTTGTTGGTTTGCGTGTTTGAGCTTATAAGCGTTTTATAGTTTTATATCCATTCCAATTAGAAAATAAGTTTTCAATTTTTTATTTTTGACACTCGTATACAAGTGCACACACACATTTGCGCAACCGGATTATGTGATAAGGTCGGTATATCGGCTGGTCCGCTTTACCTGTCCTAATCCAAACAAAATAAAAATTGTAAATAAAGAAATGAGTGACACAATTAAAAAATTGAAAACTTATTTTGGCACAGCCGTCAAAGTAGACTTATACCTTGTGTTTGAACAAGATTCCCACGCGACTTACTAATATATACACCAACAGACATAAAAAATGGAACGATTTATTCAGTGGATTGAATCGGCCCACTTAGATAAAAAGGATTTTCAGCTGGAAGGCGCCAAGTGGTGCCTAGACCACGAATTGGCAGTCGTTTCGGACGGCCAACGAAAGGGAGGCATCATTGCGGATGAAATGGGGCTAGGCAAAACCATACTGATGGTCGGCCTTATCCAGGCCAATCCAGTCCGTAATACACTGATTGTCCTCCCCGTAGCTCTTGTAAAGCAGTGGCACAAAGCCATCCTTGACTTGACTGGGCATAATGCGCTGATTTATAACACGACCTCCAATCGCAAAAAAATAAGCGACGACGTGCTCCACCGAGCCCCCGTAGTGATTACGACCTATAACATTGTTACCTTGTGCGCGGAACAAGATGACTCGCCGCTACACACGGTTCGTTGGGGACGAGTCATATACGATGAGGCGCACCATCTGCGTAACGCAAAGACGACGCGCCACAAAAGTTGCGAGGTGCTAACCACCAACATTGCGTGGATAGTGACCGGCACACCCATTCAAAACAGACAAAACGATTTGTATGCGTTGTTCAAGCTAATCGGTATTGAATTGAGTGCCTCCGAATTAAAAAGCAATGATTTTAAGGTAAAATATTTAAACAAATATATGCTTCGTAGAACCAAACAGGAGGTAGGGATTGAGCTGCCCCCTTTACACGTGACCACCATTCAAGTGCCTTGGGTAAATAAATATGAAAAACAGCTTGCGGCCGAAATCCACGAGCAAGTATCGTTATGCGACGTGACGACCAAAGGCGACCGCATCCTGCCAGGTGACTTATTCGGCGATGCGCACGCGTTGAGTATGATTAACCGCTCCAGACAATCGTGCATCTTGCCTTCGTTAATGACGCACTCCTTGATGAAACTAGTCGACCCCTACGAGGCCGACATTACGGCAAGCCAGTTCTCCGCCATACACGCCAATAGCAAAATGAATGCAGTGGCAGATTTAATACTGTCTCGCAAAGACAACGGGGCTGGCAAGCTGGTGTTTTGCCATTTCATTCAAGAAATAGACGAGCTAAAGGGTCGGTTGCAAGCGGGCGGGATTGAGAATGTGGTTACCTATGATGGGCGCAACAGTCGTGGGCTGAATCTTGCGAACTCCAAGGCAAGCGTGATTATACTGCAAATCCAAACCGGATGTGAAGGTTTGAACTTGCAAAAACAGTTTAGTGAAATATACTTTCCTAGCCCACACTGGAACCCTTCTATTGAAGACCAAGCAATTGCTAGGTGCTACCGTATCGGGCAGAAAAAAGAGGTAAACGTATTTAAGTTTGTTATGGATAGTTTAAAGACCCAACCAAAGGAGGGCGAAGCAGAAGAGGTGGATGACGAGACGGCAGAGCGAGAAGACCTGGGCCGAGTCCAAAGCGGAAATATTGAGTGCTATATCAATCTAATACAAGAGGCCAAGCGGGATATGATTAAAGACACGCTAGAGAAAGCAAAACCGGCAAACGATGTATGAGGTATGTATATTTATATAATGATAGTATTCGCAAAAAAATGCGCACAATTGTGCATTTTTTTCATGATGGTGGATGTATATTGGTCTTATGGTTTCGCCGTTATTTTGTGTTGTCATACAAGCTTTCCACCTGTAGCACAAAGGTAAACTCCGCATAGTGCAAGTTTAATACGTTTCCAAGCGGGCTAATAAGTTGCACTTGTATTTTGGATATGTTTACTGGCCCGTTGTAGGAGCGCACCTTGTTTATAAAGTTTGCATTGTTGTCAAAGGAGTTGGCGAATTGCGCCCCCATCACTGGAATCACCGCCAGAATATTACTATCGAGTATTGCGCCTGGTAACACCCCATAGGTATTACTGCTTTGATTATTTACGTAATCGTTGAGCGTAAAATAAATATACTGGCTGTATGTAGGATTAAACTGTGCCTCGGTGGTGTAGCTAGTTGCGCCGTCATAGGTGATTTGCCTAAACCCAATTTGATATCCTAATGTGCTAACTAGGGTTTGTGGTAAAATATTGTATTTGCTGTCTTCTGTGCCTATTTTTGGCCGTTGTCTGCACGCGGGTTCGTTGTCTGTTAGTAGTATGTTGATTAGAATCTCGTTCGTAGTGTTTGAAATCGTGACAAAACGAGTATATGGGCTAATACTTACTTTAAACCGGTTTAACTCGTCTGGGTCTGGTTCATAGTATACTCCCACTACTTGTTCATTAATGGCTTTTTCTAATACTGATGGAAAATTATCTGCAGTGTAATTACCGTCTTCAATGGTCACTATGGCCTCCAAATCGGTGTTGTATTCGTAAACATATATTTGGTTGGTTTGTTTGGATGCGGAGAAGGTAAACATTACATTGGGGAATTGGAAAGCAGATAAGCTAATCGAGGTTACATTCGTAAGCTTTTTAGGCAATGTGTATGAACATTTTTCTCCGCTTGAAAAGAAGAAATCATCGCGAAACAGCGAATTAAACACATAATTGGTAGTGATTTTATTCCCATTATACGGGTTGATTGACTTTTGAGGAATGTTTTGCAGTTGCATGGTTGGTCTGGAAGAGTAGGGGTTCATTATCATTCCTGGCGCAATTGGTATTGGCGGCTCTTCCTTGTAGGTGTCGCCTGGCGCCGTATTGCTGGGCTGAGGTGCGGATTCCGCTTGGACCGGCTGAAGCTTGGCGGCTAATATGTTTTTGGCCGTTTTAATAAACGCAATGACCTCATATTTATACTCCGGCGACTGGCTCGCATTATTAGAAGAGATTATCTGCGTCGTCATCTCTTTCTCCTTTTTTTCTAAATCCGGAATGGTGTATTTTGCAGGCAGTTTAAAAAACGCGATTAAATCACCCATCGTGTAGTTATTTATGTCAAAATCAAATGTATTACGGGTTGGTTTTGTATTGGTGCGTTTGGATGTTTGCGATGGGGAGCTCATATAATAATTCTTTTTTTTAAAAATGCTTAAAAATCGCAAATAATATATATACATGCTCTCTTTTATGCATTCTCTTACGAATGGTCGCGGACACACCGTGTTTCCTATTGACCGCACCGTCACCATTATATGTGTTACGCTTGCTTGCGTTGCGGTTGGATTCGCGGTTCATAATTGGTTCGTCGCAGACCCCTATCAATCTAGGTCTATTCAAGAGGGATTGGCTCAAAAGAAAAACCTCTTTTTGATTGGGGACAGTATGTTAAACAACCAATTGTATGTCCCAGACGGGGATAGCGTATACCATAAAGTAAGAGACCAAACTAGAGACACGGTGCACCTTTTGGCAAAAGACGATGCAATCATTTCCGAGATGTATAGCCAGTTGCACAAAATCCCGCCGCATTACGATGAAAAGGCCACCTATTTGTGCGTATCCGCCGGAGGGAACGACCTACTGGGTATGCAATCCTTGATATATACGAACTCGTTTAAAAAGGATTCACAGGAAGAGATGGATGATATCTTTAAAGAGTATACCAAGCTCATATCCGCCATCAAGATGCGGTTGCCGGACGCCACACTATTGCTAATGAACCTGTATTATCCGCCTTCCATGCCACACCTAAAAACCGTGGTGGCCTATTGGAACGGGCTGTTAAGCAATACATTCTCCAATGATAGCGTCACCAAAAACATTCGCGTGATAGAAGTGGACAAGGTGTTTACGGAACCCATCGATTTTGTAAGCCGGATTGAGCCTTCTAGCGAAGGAGGCGAGAAACTATCCAAACTAATATTGGACAATATAAAATGAATGGACCACCCGATAAAATATTGTAATATACTATATGGGTGCAGGAATATTGCCGGTGACAGTGATAGATGGAAAGCTGTATTTTTTATTTGGTAAGGAGAACCAGTATGCGGACACGCCTGGCTGGAGCGATTTTGGAGGGGGGACCGAAACAAAGGAAAGCTTTATGAATACGGCGATAAGAGAGGCGGGGGAAGAAGTGACGGGATTTTTAGGGGATAGCGCCGATATTAAAAAGATGCTAACCAAATATGGCACCATCAATATTGATAATCCGTCCATAAACAATTCCGTATACAGAATGCATATATTCCCTATGGTTTACAACCCATTTCTTCCTTTATACTACAACAACAACCAAAAGTTTCTACAGAAAAGGTTAGACGCCAATGTTATCAAGAATAGCACCATCTTTGAGAAGTCCGAGATTAAATGGGTTTGTATTGATGAATTGGAAGAAATGAAGCCCCAATTCCGATACTATTTTGTGGACATTGTAGACAAGATTTTGTCCAAACAAAAAGAGATTGATGCGTTTGCAAGGCGCGCACTCCAACCGAGTCGCAAATCCGCGCGCAAAACGAGACGTGCTCGTAAATAATGGTTTACTTGTATAAATAAATTATAAAATGTAAATTATATAAAGTCATATGTATACCTTATATAATACAACTCTTCCAATTGTGTATATCCCATCTACCTCTATAATAAATATGGAGCTGAATAGAACCCCCGACACCTATGTTCCCAGCGTAAATGAGCAAGGCGAATACGTAGATGTTATCCCTCCGTTTCACACGTTGCAGTCTGGCCTAATCTGCCCGTGCGCGTCGCGAAAGGATAAAAAATACGATAGTCACAGCGCATTTGTCGCGCACACCAAAACGAAAATGCATCAAAAGTGGTTGTCCGTTCTAAACGCAAACAAAGCAAACTACTATGTGGAAAACATCAAACTTCAAGAAACATTGCAGTCCCAGAGGCTCATTATTGCGCGTTTGGAGAAAGAGGCGCAACAAAAAGGGATGACGATTGATTATTTGACCCAACAGCTGTGTAAAAAAAACACCCCCTTCTGCAAAACAGTAGATAACTTATTAGAGTTTGACGATAACATACACTACTCATAATTAAATTAGGAAAAGGCAAGGTTGCCAATGTATACAAACGTATGCAGTCCGGTTTCTCTATTCCCAAAATATTGGGACACAAACGTCCCGTCTTCCAAGCATAGTTGGCAACGTTGATGCAAGTCGTCCTCCCCCTTGTAGTATTCTTCCATTTTATGAATAAAGCTCTCGTAATTGTCTATGGGGCGAATGGTGACCTCGTAACTCACCGTGTGCTGGATTACCAGGTTTATTAATGGCTTATTAAGTTTACATTCTACTGTATACAAATCATATTTGGGATGAATGTTCATTATTTTTGAATAGGACAGCGCGCTATTAATATCTTTAAACGCGCATATGTAGTTGCTTTCGCGCATTAGTTTGTCTGCATACCCATTTGTTAACAAATATACCAAGTGAGTGTTGGACATTATGGCGTAATATATACTATACTATACAATACAATATAGAATGTCTTTGGGTAATGTTTTAAGAACGGTTTGTGTTATTTTGTGAACTTCGTATGGGTAGCTAAGTTTTTCAATTTTATATTTTACGATGACACGGTAACACAAGTCATATTACAATCATATAGAATATTTGCAAAACAGTATAAATAAATGTTGCTATAGTATTACAGAAACAAAGAAAAAGAAACACAGATGGATACTTATGACAGCGTGGACAATGAATGGCTAGAGGCGTTTAATGCGAGTTTTCTGGAGGTGGTTTGCGGAGAGAATACGAATGCAACCAAGAAACTATTTATGGAGTTGTGCGTATTTTATAAAAAAATGAACGACTCCAATTTGGGCGTCGCGCGACAATGGTTAGAAAGCGCTCCAAGCGTAGAGGTGCGTGCGGATGATATGGGATGGGATATTGACGACCCGATGTTCCACAGTGTGGTAAAGAGTTTTATGAGATTGTAATGTTTTGCGTATTGTATATGTGTGCTTATTTTATGTTTCTTGTGTTTAGACAAGATACATATTACGTCAAAAATGTTTTTTTATTGTGTGTATTGCTTATATGCAATTGTATGATTATGTGACCTCTATCTTTTATAATAACTCGAAACAATCTATTTACAATATGTATGCGATTTTGGATTTTGCAGACGCAATTACGTGTGAATCCTTTCATAAATTGGGCCTAATGTTTGTTCAAAATAATCCGGAATTGTCTACTTATCTCACGATGGTAGACGGTTGCTTGCAATGGGCTCCTGCATCCCAAAGCGATAGGCCTTGCGAAAATGTGGGCACTTATTGCACCTATTTACAAGTGACGAAGAATGAGTTTGAATTGCACACCACGGAAACAATAAACAACCCAATAACCAGCTTATGTAAATGGCATCTCACCTTGTTGAATGATGATTCTACCAGTTCAAGCCGTTTAATATGGACTGTATCGCACGCGTATTGCGATGCGTATAAGTGCATCGATATGTTGTTAAAAGGGTTTACATCCAAACAAGACTATGTTCCCCCTACAAAAAAAACAAAAATAACAAACATTTTTGAAAATGCCTACTATTTGGTTATTGGCACCATCGCATTATTTGCAATACATATTAAACTATTGATGTCCATCATTTACAAGGCGTTGATGGATGTGTTCACTTACGACAGCATACCAAAAAAACAGACGAAAGATATAATCATTGAGTGCGAACCAATATACATCCGCGATGTAAAACAAATTGCAAAAAAATATGAAGTCACCGTAAACGATTTGTTAATAGGAGTGGTATTCAAAGCGTTTCACTACTACTACCAAAAATTAAAAATGGATGTGCACGCCAATGCGCACGACATATTTATGCCGTTTAATCTGAATGATGGGAACAGTTTGCAGACCAAATACATACCCAATAATGTGTGTTTTGCGTATTTGGAGAAGTGCGATGCTTCTAATAGCGAGTGTTTAATGAAATATATACATAAATGGATGAATATGTATAAGCATTCGGCGTTTCTTCCTGTGTGTGTGCAATTGTTGAAAGGAATATACTACATCTATCCAAAGTGCGCACCAGACTTGATAAATAACATTGGTAATCATTGCCTACACCCGTTTGTGCAATTCACAAATATCATTGCCCCGAATACGTCCGACTTTACGAATCACGTTTGTCCAGATGTAGCCAGTGTGCGCGCAGGGGTAAACCCGTTACAAAACTCTATTTCCATTGTGTCCACCACGTTTGATGGTCGTGTTCGCTTTACGGTTAGCTGTAAAAAGGGCGCAATAAAACATACAAAACTGTTTCGCTCGTGCATTGCAAAGGCGTTTCGCGGATTGGCAAAAGATTGCGCCTACACACTGGCACCATAATACAGTTGCCCAAACTCCTCTGTTTCCACATTCACGACTGGGGGCGCAGGCCATTCTGCGTAAGGGACTGCCGCCGTGGTGGCCTTTTCCAGGGAAAGCAGTTTTCGCAATGCGTTGGCCCGTCGTAGCAGCGGATGTTCGCGTCCTTTTTTTAGCTCTTGCCTGCTAAGTTGCTTCCACCTCCATTCAAATTGCAGGGCCGCCCTCCAATCGGGGAACCCTGCCACGTGGCAGGCACGTGTCCATTGCTCGCCGGCGTTCACTTTGGCGCTGGTGGCGTGTGCTCCGCCTTTAATCTCCTTATTATGCTGTCTTAACCGGTGGTCCAAATCTACTGTAGCGCCTACATAGGTGGCGCCGTTGGTGGAACATAGTAAATAGACAAAAGAGGGTTTTACTTCAGGTGAATTGGGCTCCATATATTCCATGCAGAGGATATGTTTATTTTGTAATTGTGTATAAAATAGACATCATTTGGTTTCATAGGAAGAAAACACCAAGGCGAAGGGAATGATTGCGTGTTTAAGGGAGCATCGGGTGTGGATGGGTATCTCTTATGTAAAAATAATATTTTTCCATATCGATAGTGCTGTATAATAACACACCGCGCGCATTTAGGTTATTGTATACATACCGTAGTCCTAAATGCTGCGTTGGAATATTTATAAACTGTTGTGGCACTGGAAACGATTTTGGGCTAAGCGGATTGTTATGTTGCCATTCATAATCCACTGGTTCTTGTTTCGTCATATACGTAATATCTTTATAAACATTGTTCCCATGCGTGATACCTTCTCTTCTTATCAAGCATATATTACACTGCCCATTATGACATAACCAGAGAATATCCACATCCAACTCGTTGTGTGCGGCTATAATATCTTTTACTTTCTGACTGCATTCGTTACTTACAAACTTGCACGTGTCGTGAACAAATAGGAACCAGGTGTCTTTCGGGACAACGTTGTTGTCAATCAACATTTGCATTCCAATCCAGTTCCCATAATCGGATAAATTATTAGTTATTTTGACTTCGATGTGCCCATCCTCAAACACAGTAAACTCATTGGCGGGCTCATCTTGATAGACCACAATGTATTTATTCTTCCACTCCTCTGGCAAGGAGGCAAGCATGATGTCTAATGCGACTTTGTATTTTTTGATTGATGTTATGGACACATAAAAACTCATATATTATGTAAATATGTGTTTTTACAATTTTAACCGAATAGTTCACCGGATGAATAAAAGAAAATAACAACCATAAGTAATGGAACAATCCAATCGCCCAAAGAATCATAATCATAATCCATCCTATTGGAGTCCTCCCATCTTTGGCGTATATTATACAGAGCTTGTCACCGATTTTCGCGGGGATACCACCAATGATAAAAGCGCGCGTGGTCGTAAATTATGCCCAATCACGTTTGCCGAGTTGCGAACCGATAACACCATTCAAATCGGAAACACGCTCTTCTCAACAAAAGGGTTGCTTGGGTTGATTAAGGCACACCCACACGTATGGAAAGCGTTAAACACGGACTGCTACTATGCGAAAGCCGAGCTAATCACGGACATTAACAACCCGCTGACCAATATGCCCTTTTCGTATAAAGAGGCGTGTCTAATTTGCACGATGATTTTTAAAAAAATCCCGTTTCACCCGTTATACTGGTCCGATAACGAGGCATAACCATTAATGTTTGATGACCACATTCTCGGCAATCTTTTTAATAATGTTGTTGATGTTTTTCTCTTCCTTCTCTAGGTCTCCCCCTGTCACCTGTTTTACCATATGCAAATACGGGGTGCTATCGCGATGGGAGGACTTGATGCAGTTGGGGTGCGTCTTTATCCATTCGGGAATACACCGTATCGTCTTGTGCTCAATAATTTTAATCGCGCGCTTGATGTTGGTCTTTTCTTCGTTTTCTTTCTCCCAGTTTTCCCCCGCTTTGATATACATTGTCTCGCGTTTCAAATCGCTGCAATGTATGGGACGTTTGTGCGCGTCAATCTCGTTCAAACGGTTAATAATAATTTTGGACAGGCCTTCGGAATACCCAAGCCTCCGCGAGTTCTCCAAATCCATCAGCTTGACGTGAATCGTATCCAAAAACTCGTCAATGGATAACGCATCTTTGCACGTTTCGTTCAAGTATACATTGAGATTGAAGGTAGAGTTGCGGTTGGTGGTGTTATAGTTATTTATTACTGTCTGGGTGACGGGTTGTTGCACCTTGGCAATCAGTTCGGCATTTTGTTGTATCAGTTTTAACAATATTTCAGTAGGAACAGTGCTTAACGGTTCTGCTGGTGTTGCAATGCATTCTGGTATTTCTGTGGTTTCTTCCTTTGTGTATTCTTGTAGTGTTGTTTTTTTATCCGCGTTCTTTGAAGCAGCACATTGTTTTGTTAATACAGGACAGCTCTTTTTATGTGTGTGTAAGTTTTGCCGATATTTATACTGATTCCCGCAAACACAATAATATGGTTTTATATCGGTGCAAACCTCTGGTTCAATCGTCTTTTGATGTTTGCGAGTTAACAAATGTTTGTTGTAATCACGTTTACTGAATGTGTTGTAATTACAATTGATGCAATTATAGAGTTGCAAGTTTATTTCGCATTTAGTGCTAGCCATTATATATATTTGTATATTTATATTTAATCTTTTTAGCTCTTTATAAGTTTTTCACAATTATTCATCCATTTTGGCACATTTCGGGCCATTTTGGGGGGTATATTGCCCTCAAAAAATGGGTGTAATCATATGGTGCGCAATAATCTCAATTTATAAAAATATGTCCTTACCATTATGGGTTGTTTTTTGTCAACTTTTTGCGGGATTTTTTTGTAATTACAATTTTATAATTACAAAAAAATCCCACAATTATGCTCAATTTTGCAGACCATTATGCTCACGCTGTTTTACGACCAACGTAAAAAACTTGTGAGCATTTTAGTTACAAAAAAATCCCACAAAATGACCAAATATTTGCAGACGATATATGCTAACAAAATTATTTGCTTATAATGGACTTTTTCACACCATATTAATGACATTTTTAGAAAATGGGGCGCCAACTCGTAAAAAATGGTGGGTTTCGGTGTTTTTGAAAAAACGAAAAAAAAGTATGCTCACAAGTTTTTTGCCGATTTTTAAAAACGAGAGCATTATGCTCACAACGTCAAAATCGATGTTTTTTGCTGTTTTATAAGCCCTGCCATATCTATATTTTGGACATTTATAAATGTCCAAAATCAAGTTCTGACCGACCAGTAAAAACACCAAAAACAGTGAATTCGCAATAGTCACTCGGAGGAGAGCATATTTATAGATTTTGAGGTTTTTAAGTTTAACCTAACCCATAACCAGTCTGCGTGATTATGAGCGGACGTAATGGGCAAAGTTGGATAGGTTGTTTTCTTCCTTTGATTCATAAATAAAGGAATAAAAAGAGGCAACTACTGGTTGTTAAGAAAATGGAGGGAACTTAGATGGCGCCCGAATTGTGCGCCTTGTTTGAGCATAGGTTGCATGATGTGTATTTTTCTTCCTTTATGATTGATACAAAGGAAGAAAATAGGGACAACCTCTGGGAGGAATCCATCAACCATAGTTTGCTCCAAGGGTGTATTGAGTGAGTTTACGCATTATTATTTTGGGGAATAATATTGTTTGAACCATTTAATAATGAGCAAAGACAGCGGGAAAAGAAACTCCACCCGTAGTAAAAAGAGTAATACAGTAAGACGCGATGTTCTACATACAAACAAGACACTCAAGAAAAGAACGAACCAATGTGTAAACGAAATGAAGGATAATTATAAAAACATTACTGCGGTTATAAACGTGAAAGCATTAAAACACAATTTGGAATATTTAAGAAAAAAAAGCGGAACAGAGGTGATGCCAGTATTAAAAGCGAACGCGTATGGTCACGGAATTATTGAAGTGGCAAAGATATGCAGAGGGTTTGGTGTAAAATATATTGGGGTGGCTACTATTGGCGAAGCGTTGCAGTTACGAGATAGTGGTGACAAAGGAAGACTACTCGGATGGCTGTATGATGTGCATAGCGACCAAGTGAGGCAAGCCGTATCCAAGAATATTGATGTGGGTATTTTTGACGAGAACCATATTGATATCATCTCCAAGTCTTTGCCAGGGAATGCACGAGCCAATATTCATTTATTTGTGGATACAGGGATTGACCGCAATGGTGTGCCGTATGAAAAAGCCATTGAAGCTGCCAAAAAAATTGTGAACGACCCGAAGTTTACACTTGTTGGCGTAATGTCTCATTTATGCTGCGCAAGCACAAAAAACAATATACCGACAATAAAACAGTTTGCACTGTTCAGAGCGTTAAGGGAAGAGTTACGCAAAATCAATATCACCCCTGAGCTATTCCATATTGCGGCGACAAATGGGATTTTAAATTATGACGTATCTGATTTTACGATGGTTCGTAGCGGGGCAGGGTTTTATGGATTAGATGCGAACCAAAATAAAAACCTGACACAAGCATTGTCATTATCGTCTACCGTTGCGCAATTAAAATATGTGCCGAAAGGGGTAGGTATTGGTTATAACAGAACGTATATTACACATCATAAAGAATATATTGCGATTATCCCAATTGGATATGCGGATTTATTGCCATTAGTTGCGCACGAAAAACTAAGCGTAACCATCAACGGGACAAAACGTAAGATATTAGGGTTAGAGAGTATGGACCAGATAGTGGTTCAAGCTAGAAAAGGGGACAAACTGGGGGATGAAGTGCGCATTTTTGGAGATAAAAAAAATGGATTTGCCAGCGCGGTGGATTTTGCAAAACCAACTGGGGTAACTGCGTTTAATATTACAACTCATATAGGGCATCGTGTAAATCGCAAATATGTAATGTAAGGGTTTCATATCAATTTAATATAGTGGTGTGGGTTGTATAGTCTTCTCCTAATTTGCGCCACTCGGAGCGCAAGATGTTATAGTAATACACCACTTCATACACGGATTTTTTGGTTTTATTTTCCCCACCATGCGTCTGTTTTATGACGGCATCTAACCATAAGTTTAAGCTTTTGAAATCAGACTGGTTGCCGATAGACGTGTTTGCGTGGATGATGTGCCCATCTTCTGTAACTGCATAAAAGTCACAGTTCTTGGTTCTGGTTTTGAATGTAGTTCGTTGTGTGATAACTTGATAAAGAGGGGCGCGCGTGACACTTGCACGCATTTTTTTAGCCTCTTTCTCAGGCGTTCCATTTATTTTGGACGTTTCTGTATCAATTATAGGACAGGGGGAGTCTTCTTTAGTTAGCTCACGGATTTCTTCCTCCAGTTGCGCAGATTGCGCTTTTAGTGTTATTATTTGCTGCTGAATCGTATTGAGCTGTTGTTGTTTTGAATCAATAAGGGATTTACGTAATTTGACAAGTTCCGTGTTATTTTGTCGAATTGCTTTTTTTCTGGCGATTTCTGCGAGAATGGCAAGCGCCTCATGTTGCTGTCGTGTTTCATCGGGGTCTTCTATGTATAATTGAACGTTATTGTGGTCCAAACTTGGTTGAGCCGGTGTTCGGACGGGTTCAATGGGTTGGTTTGTAGAATCACGTTGGGCAAGTTGGTGTTTCAACATTTCGTTCTCTTTTTTTTGATTCATCCAAGCGCCTGCAAAACTGTTTACACGGGTTGTATTCATTTTACATATGACATGGCGAGGTGTATTTATTCAATTTTTTATTGTAATGAAAAATTGAAAAACTTTTTGTTTACTACATAATAACCAAAAAGTATATGAAACAACACAACGATTGAAAATGCTGTGCGAACAAAACACGATGAATGCGACCAAGTTGCCGTATGGGGAGGAATGGTTATACACGAGAAAGCGTGTGAACAGTTTGGAGCGCGAAATCGTGTGCAATGCGAGCAAAACGCATGTAGATATGATGATGCCGGATTTGTTGAGAGAATGCGTGTTTGATGTGCACGGGTATGATAGGCGCGCGGATGAATACTGGGGGAAGAAACAGGGACAGGGTATGGAGGCGAAATATACGATTCAAACCATCCAGTTTGGTAGCGAGGACACGCTAATACGGTTCAATTACAACAACACGAATCACGAGGAGTGGACCAATATGTATAACAAGGTGTTAGAGATTGCCGAGATAGCGGAGGTATTGGAAAACGTGGGAAAGCAATAAAAAGGGAAAGGATGAATTAGATATGCGTAATAGTAGGAAGAATAAAAACACATAATATAATAACATAAAATGAAAGTATACGTAAATGGGTTTTGGTCCGGATTTATAGAAAAAACAGACATTAACAATGTCGATTTTTTTATAGACCTGTTTAAAAAAGTATTTAATAAACCGATAGAAATAAGTAATAATTTGGATGAATCGCAAATATTATTGGAGAGCATATTTACGAAAGAGGCAAGAGTAAATGCGAAAAGGTGGGAATACACTTTTTTATTTTCAGGAGCAAGTCATTTGAATGATTCTGCGCCCGCATATGATTGCGTATTATGGGGAGAGAGAACGCACGGAAATATCGTAAACTGTCCGTTATACTCAGTGTATTTGCATTGCGCAAACCTAACGGAGAAGTTGCGTGCGCAGAATCAAGAGAAAATAACGCGTGTCCCGCCAAAAAATATTTGCGCGGTAGTTAGTAATCGTAACACTGCATTAATAAATAACATTATAGACAAGATACATTGCCGCATACAAGTAGACAAATATGGGGACAATAACATACCATTGGTGCACGCATTCAACACGCAAGCTTTTAGAGACGTAATCGGGGAATACAAGTTTGTGATTGCAATGGAGACATCGATTGGCGATGCATACATCACGGAAAAAATAACGCACGGGTTATTGGCCAATACCATTCCGGTTTACTGGGGGTCTCCACGTGTGGGAGATTATTTTAATAATGAACGTTTTATACACATACCAGACGATAGGGAGGAAACATTAAACCGCACGATAGACCAAATAGTGGAGCTGTGCAATAACGAGGAAAAGTATTTGTCCACGGTGAATAAACACGCAACCGCCCGGGATTGCAATGTGGACACGATTGCGCGCGAAATACGGAACCGAATCTTTCCAAAGACAATGCCGTGTATAGACCAGGTGTATTTTATATGTTCCAAAGAGTTTGAGCCGTTAAGATATGATTATTTGAAAACAAGTCTTTGCAAACATATGAGGCTAAGGGAAGAAAACGTCACATTTAAATGCCCTACATTTAAGCATCTCATAACAGATGACAAAATGAAAGAATGTGTAAAAACCAAGAGTGTATTGTTATTACGAAGGGTGGAAATGAAAAAGTCAGAAATATCCTTGATACAAAACTTTAAGTCTATACTGGAAGACATAGAGAAAACGTATAAAGGGGGGAACTTTTTGATTATGGAGAGCGATGTGATAATGTGTTCCACCCAAAAAGCGCTCGCCAAGTTTATCAAGAATGTGACAAGCAGTAGTTATGAGTGGGATTTTGTGCACATCGGCGAGGGTCACCCAGTATTCAAAGACCATATATTTAAATGCCCGTATTTTAAGTTAAACGGGCCGATTTCAAAGGGAACGCCCCAACAATACACTATGAACCCGATATATGTTGAGGAAAATGACACGAAACTGGCTAGAAAGTTTTATTTAAGATGTGTAGATTCGCACCTATTTAACTATAATGGTGTAACCAAACTGTTACAGGAGATGAATGCCCGCCCGGATTACAATTTGCCCCTAGACAACTACATTAGCAACATATTAGAAGAAAACCAAACCATAAAACATTATTGGTCAACGGACTTATTTTTCGTGCAAGGGAGTCAGCACAATGCGTTTGTTAGTAATATCCAACGAAAACCATAACTCTAGCCAATTTATACCGATATTATAAATAATAACAATTATTTATGATAATGGGATGGTACCTCTTTCAAATAGTTCCGTTATTTTGAATCCGTTGTGTAGACCTTCGGTTTGAAAACATTTCGTAGAATCAGACCACTCCAATAGATGTTAAGTAGTAAAATCATATGTATGCTGATGCAAGAAAGAACTATTTGAGGTATTGTCTCATACTGTAAAAATAAAAAATAATAATTTCCGTTTACAACCTCGGAACCGAATAGGTAGAGCCGAGTGTAAAGAAATGTGATGGCAAATACACCATTAATAATGTTATAAATATGAGTGAGTAAATAGGACTGGTTGCGATATTTATGAAGAAAACATTTCAAGGATAGGAAGAAAGTGCTGATTTCAGTGAACGCAATCGTGTAAATGGGGGATTGAATATAATACACATCAGGATTAATATGCAAATTGTGGGCATGTGTTTGTAGTAAAATAAAAGAGGCGCCGTGATGGATAAACATAATAGGTTCGCACAATAATAGGTCGCCTATAAAATAATAAGGGAACGGGCGTAAAAAGTCAATGATATATGTGAAGTCATTATAGTGCACAAACTTGAATATGCACATCATTGCGTAACATAATAATACAAACGCGTAGGAGTTTTGAATGTCAATCAATGTGTGTTTTTGGAAGATAGCCTTGTCAGACATAGAAGGGAAATATTTGTGAACGATACGTAAGAGTAGCATGGTTTATGGTGTGGCACGAGTGTGATTAATATAAATACGATGGGTGTATTTATATTATTTAAATAAAATAACATTAAAGACGCATGGGTGTATGTTTACACACTTGAAGATTTAAAATGGCTTGCTTAATAAAAAAACATTTCCTCACCTAACATACTGTGTTTATAACCAATTCTAAAACATTTTGATGTTGTTGTTTTATCTTCATCACACTGTAATGTAAATATTATATGTCTTAATTTATGATGAACATTTCCGCGACATCTCAAATACCGAATATCAATGACGGTATATATTTTATCATTTAAAAAATATTTATCATCTTTTCTTAATTCTTCTACTTTCTTAAATATATAATCGTTTGGTGTAATATCCATAATAATAATAATAATAATAATAATAATATTATTTAAGTTTATTTTTTATAATTAAACGTGCCATTTTAAATCTTCAAGGGTGTAAAGTGGCATCCGGATTTAATTGTGATGTAATTTGCTTTGTGGTGTAATCATTTGGAGCGCAGTTTGTATAATTATATAACCCCAGTATATGTTAAGCGACTGTATAGCATACACACTGAGAAAAGAAAGTATAAAATGTGTCGTGCTGTATTGGGAAAATAATAAATAACAAGGTCCAAAAAATATTTCATATGTAAACAAGTATAGTCGTATGTAAAAGAATGTCAATGCAAATAGAGCGTTATTAATATTATATAAATGAGTGAGTAAATAGTGATTATTTTTATATTTTTCAAGAATACATTTTACTGTTAGTAAGAACGTGCTGACTTCTGTGAATGCAAATGTGTAAATGGGGGATTGGATAGGATACAACTCTGGGTGAAGTTGTAAGTTTTGGGTATAGATGTGATGCAATATAAATCCAGCACTGTGATGAATGTAAATGATAGGGTCGCACAATAGTATGTCAACTATAAAATAATAGGGGAATGGTTTCGTTAATTCGATGATATATGCAAACTCTTGATAGTGTAAAAACTGGATGATGCAAATCATTGTGTAGAATAGCAATAAAAACGCATATGTGTTTTGAATGTCAAGCAATGTGTCCTTTTGGAAGATAGCCTTGTCCCTCAATGAAGGAACATATTTGTGAACGAATTGTAAAAGTAGCATTGGTTATGGTGTGTGCGCACGTGGGTTATTGTAAATACCGTTTGTGTGTTTAAATTATTTATAAAAATAACATAAAAGCAAAAAAGAATGATAAAGAAATGCCCAAGACGGTAATAATAACGATTCCAGATGACGAAGACTTGCCGAAGATAGTGAGCACGTTCTCTCCAGAGAAGGTATTTCTGGCGTTAAACATAGGATGCAAATGTATAGAAGAGTCAGAGCAATCGTTATTGGGTTTAACGCAAGAGATGATATACAATAAGATAAAAGAGGAGACCAAAGGGCAAATCGCAAAGATGGAGATGAGTTTGACTGTGGAGAAAGAGATGACCAAAAAGATGGAGGAAAGAATAATAAAGATATATGAAGGGCAAATGGAGCAATTAAAGAGGCAACTGGAGTTGATGAGAGAGCAAATAAGAAAATATGAGTCTGAAAACAGGGAGATAATTAACGATGTTGTAAAGAAGGAGAAGGAAAAGTATGATTGTTTACTGGAGGCGAAAGAAAAAAGGATAGAAAAGATGCAAGAGACGAACGACCAGATAAAAGAGGCGATAATGATGTTAACGCACAAGAGCACATCGCACAAGGGTTCAGAAGGGGAGAAAGAGTTTAAGATGTATGCAGACGATACGTTTATGGATTTTAAGGGGTATGAGATAATAGATAAGCATACGCAGGGTGGTTCAGGAGATTTTCATATGAGGTTTGAGGAGTTTGATGTGTTGGTGGATGCAAAAAACTATAAGAAAACAGTGCCGATAGACCAGAGAGAAAAGATTAAAAAGGATTTAATAAAAAATGAGCATATCACGTTTGCGTGGTTGGTGTCATTAAATACGACGATAGACAAATATGATAAATCGCCGGTGATGTATGAATGGGTAAACACTAAGCAATGTATAGTGTATATAAATAATTTATCCCAGAATGACAATCCGAGGAAGATATTGAGGATAGTATGGTTTACGTGTAGGGAGTTGTATAAGTTAGCAATAGAAACATTAACGGATGAGTGTGAGTTAACAGAGTTGAAAGAGAGTCAGTATAAATGTATGGACAAGGTGAGAGCGATTCGTAAATCCATGCGCGAAATCAATACGACGCTGAACTCGACAAGAAATATGTTACAAATAGTGGACGAGCAGTTGAAAGAGATATTGGAAATGGAGACAGAGAAGATAGTGGTGTCCAATTATTCCATCTTTGACGACTGGTGGCACGCGAATGTGGAGCAAACGAACGAAGATGTGAAAATGATGTCGACCGACTTGTGGTCAAGGTTTAAGCAGACTAACAAGCAATGTATAAAAGAGATGGATGTAACAACGGACAAGTTTAAGCAATATATAAAAACCAAAGTGCCCGTATCGTGTATGATATTAAAAAACAAGAATGCGAACAGTGCGATTGAGATAAAGGGTATAAAATGGAAAGAGGTAGAACCCCAAGTGGAGATTCCACAATCGCCCCAATTGGAGATAGTGTTAGGTGATACAGTAGAAAAATTAGAGAATGTAGCAAAAAAACATGCGTCTAAAAAACGCAAGGATGTATAATACTATTTAGGAAAAGTGCGTTGTTTTGTTTTTCTTCCAATAAAGGAAAAACAAAATCAAAATATTTGCGTATTGTTTAGGCAATTAAAATAATTGTATAATATGCAGGGTATAATTTATGGCCAAATGTTTGTGCGTTTATAAGACGTTTCAAACAAGCATTATATTCTGTCGTGGTATCATTGCGTTAAAATGACCAACCGCATTATGGTGCGGATACGTTTGCTATATGTAAAAACAGGTGCGCAGATGGTGCGCGACACTGTGTGACCATAAGGATACACGTGCGTGACCAACTGTGACACCATATATGCTCACAAATAATTGTGATAATTGCAGACTTCTTTTGTGACTGACGAACTCAACTTTTTAGCATATCTGTAAAATAGCGAGACCATAATGGTCACGTTATTTACGAGGGTCTACCGACCTGACTGCATAAGGCTCCCT